CGTGTTACAGAAGGTAGGTTGAATTGCCAACGTGCTTCCAACTCTGCCTTTGCCATGAGTGTTTCAATACTGATATCATCCCACTCAATGTTAAGGTTAGGTACGAAGTCATCACCGTAGCGTTCAAGCAGACTGCGTAATGTTTCAAGTGTAGTGGCATCACCATTGACCATATCAAAGCCAATGTTAGCTACATCCTCACCAACTACCTGCTGGAATAGTTTGGACAGCACCTCTTGTGCTATGTCACCACCCATAGGCTGTTCCTTCTTGATAGAAGCAAACAGACTAGCAAAGGCTTGCTTCTGTGCAGTAGTCAGTGTTGGATTGTTGGACATGAACAATGCCTCAATCTCATCTGGTGAGACAGTACGTTCATACCTATCCATTGCTGTATCAATTGCCTGTTTAATCTTACGTACATCCTTACTGAACAGGCGGTCAGGACATTTAGAACCACGATGGTCATCGTAGAACGACTTGTCCATAAGGCTACGTACTAATGATAGTTCCATGTTGTTAGTCTCCTATGTGGGTTAGGGTTTCAAAGTCTGTTGGATTACGGTATTTCAAATCATCTGTCAAGCGTAAGACACGAACATTATCTACATAACCTCGTAACTCTTTAGCCATAGCCAGAGTCTTTGGCAGTGCATCAGGGTCTAATGCAATGACTGCCGTTGAGAACTGTGAGAGATACCTCTTGTGTGATTCGGATAGTGACGTACCCAACACGGCAACCCCACACCATACGTCATTCCCTACAACTGCGGCACTCACACAGTCCTCAACAACTACAGCGACCTTACCATAGCCATGAGCATAAGGCAAGCCACTATTTCCATATCTTTTCCATTTAGGTAGGCGATGTGTCAATGCACGTCCTGTTGCATCCACAAACTTTGTACCATGCCTTATGGGAAAGACAGCACGTTGCTCCTTGACATCATACATCAAGCCCAACTCCTCTGCGTCAAGGCCATACAATTCCATAGCCCATTCAGCCACATCGAAGTTAGCTGGCACGATGTACTCAGGCATACTGAATGTTTCCTGAGAAGCAAAGTCTTCTGCACCAGCAAAGCCAGCACGTATATCATCTACCGTAAGATGAACACGAGTACCGCCTTTGATATTGCACGAAGCCTTGTAACAATTCCACACAAGAGAACCCATGTTGTTAGTAACAGTAAATGTTTTGTACCCATTACAATTAGGACAATTCATTCTCTTTGTACTACCATTAGGTATATCCATATCACTTATAGTGTTTAATATATTATTATACATGTATCACTCTCCTGTGCGGCACTTGTGTATGCTTATATCATGCATTTCTCGTGTTGTCAATGCATAATTTGCACTCGCAAATGTATTTTTCATGTATGGTTTAACTGACTGTGGGTTACTATGTCCTGTAACCGACATGATTTGTGCCATACCGACACCAGCTTCGACCATTTCAGTTGTGCCTGTCCTACGCAAGTCCATCAGACGTAACTCCTCTGGTAGCCCTGCAAGCCTCATAGCTTGCCGACCTGCTTTGGACAGTCTATCTATACTGTATGGATGATAAGAGCCACTGACGGGTCTTGGACGAGGAACAACGTACTGTTGAAAGCCAAAGTCATCCTTCTGCTGTACCAGCATAGCTGTCAGGTCATCACTTATAGGTAGAGTTACCTCTGCCCTACGCTTTGACTGTTCAAGAAACAGCTTCTGTTCATCCAAGTCCAGCACATCCCATGTAAGCAACCGCATATCACCCAGCCGCTGACACCATTCGTATGCCATGTGTACAATCAGGCCAATGTTACGATAAGCAAAGTCGCTGTAACAGAATGACAGGAACTTCTGTATGTCCGGCTCTGTCCATACAACTTTACGTTGTTTAGGTGTCTTGCGTTTGATGTTGGCAAACGGATTGATTGTAGTGTACTCCATCTCCATTGCGTACCTATACACAAGTGATGACACAGTACACACATGATTGGCAAACGTAATGCCACGCTTTACCCATTCTTCGTATGCGTGTTTGGCTTGCTTGCTTGTCACTTCGTTGTACAACTCATTGCCAAACTCACCGACCAGTACGTTGAGAAAGTATTGATAGTCTTTCTTAGACTTCTCTCTCAACATACTGAAATCGTTGGAAGAATAGTATGTCAATACTAAATCTTCTACGGTCTTCATTTATAACTCCCGACCTCTGTTGTGTGTTGTATGATGTCATAGGCAGGGTCATCCTCTTCCCAAACATCACATATAGTAACGTCTAGCATTTTGGGTGTTGCATATCTTTTCATCAACTCAGCTATCTGATTAACCGCATCGGCCTCATCAACAGCATCAGTATCATAACGCAACCACCCATCACACCACTGTGGCTCTACAGTAACTATGTGTCTTTTCTTTTTCATGCTGCAATCAACTCCTTGAATGGCTTGCTTTCAATCCACTGTGATACCTTGTTCTCACGTTGGAACATGGACACAGCCGTTGTATCCTTGCCAGTGTTACGTAGGTTGAAGCCGTTACGTTCATCGGCATAGCTGGCATAGTTAGTGAAGGCAGAGTATAATGCCCAGACATTTTGCCCACGCACACTCGCCTCTTGATTGTATAAGCTGAACATCTTGTCTGCCATGCGGTCAGACTTGAGTAGTGATTCAAGCATAGATTTGACATCACCAACAAACAGAGGCTTGTTAGCCCAGCCTTGCAGACGCTCAGACTGTGCGTAGAATGACTGCGTGGACTCACGTAGGTCACGTATGAACCTGTCCATTGTAAAGTTAGCAGTGTTCTTCCTACGTATCTTGTCATGCTCACCACGTATCATTCCATTGGTGCAGAAGAAATCAATAGCACCAAAGAATGTCTGGTTGGAACAGCTACCATCAATCCCATGTAGGGCAATGATACGCTGTGCAATAGTTGTGGTATGCTTGTCTGTCTCAACACGAGCAGTAACATTAGGCAGGGTCATGTCAAGCATAGCCCACGCATTCTGCCGGGCATCACGCCACTTCATGTTCATGCTGTCGCACTGCTCCTCACCCAAGTTCTCAGTGACAGTGTTGTGTACACCCTCAAAGAACTCTGTGTGTGAGGCACACTGGAACGTGTCACCTACAACACCGATGTATTCGCCTGTATCACCATTGATTACATACTTCTTGTCCTTCACCTTTGTAGGCTCAAACTCTACAGCAAAGTCAAGGTTCTCAGGAATCATGTCCTGCATTGGAATATCAAACGGCATATCTTATCTCCTTCTGTTTGTTAAATGTCTACTGATAGTTTGTTATATCATACTTAGTTTATACTAGCAACTATGAATGTAATAATTAAGTTACCAATAATAATTCCTGCAAGTATTTCCATTACTCATCATCCATATTAAATTGGTTACGCATCACTGAAATAGTATCTTCCAACTCATTGAATGTATCACAGTATATGTAACGAACACCAGCACCATATAGTGCTTCTTGTACAAGTTCTTTAGATAGTTTGTACATATTGTGTACGGCAAGCAACTGTTCTGGTGTCAGGTTGTCTAGCCGCACCTGTCTTGCATTACGTTCTGTCTCACGAATCTTTGCCCAATAAGCAATGCGTTCATCTGTATTCATATTCTCTATTTTCTTTTTGCTCATGCTACTTCTCCTTTCATCCAATTTGGTATTGTCCTACCGCCTTTATCCCATCGTGCAAATGCAGCTTTGTCTACTTTGTAGAACGCACGATACGCTTCGATAGGCCATAACTCATCTGTCTTTAGGTGGTCTAGGCCACTGAAGCATTGTGGGTGTGGCGTAAGCCGCCCGTCAGGTATCAAGTGACGTGCCGCCAGTATGTGCTGTGGCCTTGCATCCTTGTTAGTCGTACTAGGATTACCTGCACCATGCCACTTGCCATACCTGTGATGGTACTCGCAGAGCATAGATGTGTACAGGTTGAAAGCAAACACAAAGTTTGCCCTAGTCTCCATTGCCCACAAGGTACATGGATGCTTCTGATGCACAGGCTTGTACAACTCATGCCCCTCTGCATACTCAGGTGCATGATGCCAGACGGCAGTGCATAGCATCTGTGCCTCTTCCAATGGCATCTTCACAATGTGTTTGTCACATAGTGACTTGGCTATTGCATCAGGGTGATGCTCAATAAGAAATCTATTCATGTTTATCTCCATT